TCTTTTACCACAAGTCCTGACACTGTCTTGTCTTCCCTTGCAAGCTTTGACATTGCTTGGAAAGATGGAAGCTTATTCACCGGAGTTGCCTCTTTTGATTCCTTATCCCTGTCAGAAAACATATGCAGCCTGATCAAGTCAAACGCATTCACAAGCTGTCCGGAGCATGGATCCGTTGCATGGTGGGAATATAAGAATAGATCGTCATCGTACAGGATCGCCCCGCCTGTTGTGGATCCACCAGTGTATGTATATCTCCCCGGAATATCCGTTGCCTCATACATGCCAGGGATAAATTTCTCCATTGCCTGCGTGACCGTATAAGTGCGGCAGAACGCCCCAATGATTCCTTTTTTCTCTAGCGGGTTCTCCTGCCTTGCAAGTCTTCTGCGCTCGATCGCATCACTTCCCGGTACCTGCGGCCACTCGCTCACGCACTTCCAGTCCTGATACATCCCGAGCAATCCGTCCAGACTGCAGAACGGATGATCATAACTTTTACAGATATATTCCCCATCACTACAGCAGCTTGGCCAGTACATTAACCGGCTTGCGTCAAATGTCGTTGGGTCACAGAACTCGATCCCAATCAGTGCAGCTGCTTTTCTTGCTGCCGGCTCATATTCATCGGAGGTTGCTGTCCTGTCTAACGGAATCAGCACCCTCAGTCTTGGTGCATATCCTGTATGTTTTCTTGTACTGTAGACTGCAGCTGCACATCCAAGCCCTGATACTCTTTTCAATATTTCATCCGTCTGTCCTGCTGGGATATTATCCATATCCAAAGTCAAAATATCCCTTCCTTGTACATAAGAGCTCTTTCTCCTGTCATTGATAAAGGTGCCGCCTACGAATCCTCCTACGTCCTTCAATTCCGCCTGCTGGCTTTTCCCCAGCGCCAGATATTCCTCCATTGTTTCAGAACTTCTTACCGGATTTTTCAGACGGTCCACAAAATCAGACCACATGATTTCATTCTTCGGCCAGTACGTTGCCTTTCTGGTTCCGGCCGTGCTGATCCATAATTTTCTATTGTAATCCATCTGTTTCCTCCTAGTCTTTCATATAATAACTGCTTTCAAATCCGGCTCCCTTTAAGAGCAACCCCGGTGCCCAGCTGATTGGTTCCGCCATCAAGTCACAGATTTGTTCCGCCGTTACTTCCATCGGCGCATCAATGATAACCTCGTCATGTACGTGGAATACGACCTGCAAGCCTAATTGCTCAATCCTTCTGAGGGTTTCAGCTAAACAGTCCCTTGCGATTGCCTGCACGATATTTTCCGTCATTTTTCCTCCATAAGTAGATGCCACTTCCCATTTTTTTGTCTGCTGTCCGACTGTATAATAATGGATTGCCATCTTTCCGAACTGATTTTCCTTTAAGAACGGTTTCGGATAAAAAAGTTTTCGCCCACTTGGCAATTGTACTGTCAGGAAGCTCTGTCCATACATCAGCTCTCCCTCATACCGGAAAATCAAACCGTTGATGCCCTGTGGCTGAGCCGTCTGCATCGTTGTAAGCGCTGCCTGTTCCACCGCATACCACAAATCTCGGATTCTCGGATTCGCATTTCTCCATCTCTGTACAATATCCGGAAGTTCCTCTTCTGCCAGTCCCATGTTCAATGCTCCCATCGCGATCAGCGCAGCTGTTCCTCCCTGGTATCCAAGCGCAAGTGTCGCAACCTTTCCTTTCTGCCTAAGACTGTACTCCGGGTTTCCTTTTACAATCTTTTCAATCGGCACATGGAACATCTGAGATGCCGTTGCTTCATAAATCTTTCCGTGGGTGGCAAATACTTCGTTTACCCACTGTTCTCCCGCAAGCCATGCGATTACACGCGCCTCAATGGCAGAAAAATCAGCAACTACAAACTTATGTCCCTCCGATGGGATAAAGGCTGTTCTGATCAGCTGAGAAAGCGTGTCCGGAACATTTCCATACAAGAACCTTATTCCATCATAATTCTTTGTCTTAACGAGTTCTCTTGCATAGTCTAACGTCTTTAAATAATTTCTTGGAAGATTCTGTAACTGCACAAGACGTCCTGCCCATCTTCCAGTGCGATTCGCCCCATAATATTGTGTCAGACCACGCACACGATCATCTGTACCCTTGGCTGTTTCCATCGCCACATATTTCTTAATGGATGTTTTCCCAAGCTGCTGCCTTATTTCGAGAACACGCCTTATTTCCTTTGAAAGGTCGTTTCTTTCCAAAAGCATGGATACGTCTTCTTTTCGTAGTCCCGGAAGTTCCACATCTGCCTCTAGGCTGTCTGATAGTTCTTTTTCCACCCATACTTTCAACTGTGCTGTACTGTTTGGATTCTGCAGTCCTGTAATATTGATCGCCTCTTCTGTCAGCTCCGCACTGCTCACTCCGTCTATCGTCAGGGCTCCTTCAATCAGTTTCGAATCCACGCGCACACCAAAGGCGTTCATCCGGATATCCTGCTGCCATAACTCCTGTTCTTCTTCCGGAACCGGAAAATAATTCAGACGTTTTAATATTGCATGCTCTGTTACCACGTCCTGTTTGCAATACCCCTTGAACAATTCCCATTTCTCTGGTGCATGTCTTGGAAGATTCCATGTCCGATTTCCATTGCTCTTTGTCGGTTTACATGGAACGCAGAAGTACCGGATCAATGCTTTTCCGGTTGTCAGTTTCTGCTTGTCCTGCGGAAGTCCGATTGCCTTTCCGGTCGCATCCAGTCCGGCTGTGTAACCACAATACAGTCCATGTATCATAGTACATCTCCACTGTTCTAATGGTGTCTCGTAACCGGCACGATTCAGGCAATACCATTCAAACGCTGCATTGTATGCATGTTTTACAACAGCCACATCTTTCAGCATCAGCTGTACATTTTCCGGGATCTGCTCTCCCTGTGCCAAATCCACAAGCTCAACTTCTCCATCATCCATCTGATAAGCAAACAATAACACTTCAAAATCTTCTGACTGTGCATATCTGTACAATCCGGCTTTTCCGATATCCACGCTGCTCTTTGTTTCAATGTCTATACTCAAATGCCTTAACATCTGCGTCCCTCCTGTTACGAAAAGGGGCATACGCCCCTAAATATCCTACATTGGTAATCCGGTAATCGGATTTATTGTAGGTTGTGTCTGCTGATATTGCTGCGTTTCTTGCGCTGCAGTCTGCTGAGGTGCAGGTGCTCCAAAAGCTTGTGAAGCTGTCGGTGCACTTCCTCCTAATGCTTCTCCATCTGCAAGCTTCTGCACCGGACCTAGTCCGCATCCGATTCCTTTCTTGCCTCCGAATGCATATGGGAAGAAATTCACATTCACTCTTGCATAGATACCACTGTAAATCTCTGACTGATTGATAATCGGATTCAGATTCGCGTCTACAACTTCCGGTGGATAATCAGCTTTTGCACCTGCAGTGAATACCCAGTGTCCTTTGCATTCCGGACCAAATGCCATCCCGTCTGATGGTCTCACTCCATCTCCGTCGTATACCGGAGTCGAAACGATTGGAGGACACACTCCGTTCCATTTATCTGAAACCCCTCTCTGCTTAGCAGCTTCAATTGCTGCATTGATCCGGTTCATCGTATCCATATCTGTCTTTGGTACCAAGATGGTTACCTGAAATTTTTCTTCCTGTCCCGGCTGATACGCGTATGGTTTGAATACATGTACATATGATAATCTTACTTTTCCTGTTGTTACGTTTGTTAAATTTTCCATGATTATTGCTCCTCCTGAAATGCCTTTTCGGCTGTGATTTTATTTGTAATTGCTTCTCGTTTATCGGACTCCTTCACAAGGGTCGGCTTGCCCGGATTCTTTACGACCATACTGCCGACCATCTCCGCAAAATCTTTCTTCCCGATTGTCTTTTCTACCTGTGCAAGTGTTAATGCTTTCTTTTCGTACAGAATTTCTTCTGCAATTCCTTTTTCCTTCAACACTTCAAATGCTGCATCCATATCAGTCCAGTCGCGTGAACCTCTTCCTTCTACTGCCTTCCATCCAGGAACCTCATGTCCGGCAAGGCATTCTTTCAATGCATGTTCTTTTAGGTCTGAAAGCCATTTGGCCACATCTTCCCCGGTGGAAAGATATTTTCCCATTTCCTCATTACTGATCAGCGGCGGAAGTTTTCCTTTATCCGGGCTAAAAGCCAGCTTTACGTTTTCTTCTGCTCTTGCCCTGCACTGTGCTTTTCCCCTGCAGAACCGACACTGTTTTTCTCCAGGGCAGAACTCTCCCTCTCCATTAATTGCCAGTTTCGCACGATCCTTTACATATTCTGCAAATTCAAGTAATTCCCCTAATGAACATTCCCATTCTGAAATACTGTCTAGCCTAGGCTGAATGATCACAAGATGGATGCTCCGAATGTCGTATAAGAAACTGTACGCCTGATATGCGCCGAGCGCATACAGCATCATCTGTGGATTTTCTTCTACGCTGACCGGCACCCCTTTTCCATACTTGAGGTCAATTACGTGCAACGTATTTCCACTTAACAGGATGCAGTCTGCAGTTCCAAATCCATCCGGAACATACTGACTAAAATCCACCCGCTTTTCAATTGCCGAATAAGGCTCTGCCGGAAATGAAAGCGCAAGCGTTTTAATGTAATCCTTATAGATTTCTGTATAACCGTCCATTTCATCCTGCCACAGTTCTTCGGTTTTCAGTTTTTTAACCTCGGCGTTATATTTCCGTTTTCCAAACTCTTTTGTCTGAAAATAATGTCTCAGCTTCATCTCAGCCAGCTCATGCGCCAAAGTTCCTTCTTTGGCCGCATCTGATGTGGTATCCGGAAACTGTTCTTCCAGTCTTGCACTCGGAGTGCACAGGAGCCATCGATGTGCTCCCGATGCACTTAAGACCGCATGTGTTCTCTCCTGATGGCTCATTAGATCTGCGCCCCCATTCCGCGAAGTCCTGTCGCAAAGTTCCCATAATGTTCCGGTGAAAGCTCCATCAAAGATGCTACTCCGAAGCTTTGGATTAGCTGCATAAGCTGCGCCTGCATCCCCTTGTCCATCAGCTGCATGGCTGCCTTAGACAGATCATCTCTTGTATACGTCGGTTCAGATGTCGGTACTGCTGCGGGTGCCTGCACTGACGGTGCTGATGCTTGTACTGGTACTGAAGGAGTTGGTACGGCCCCCGTTGTGTTCTGCTGTGGAATGGATGCATTCCCCCAAGGAGCTTCTTCCGTACTCTGCTGTTCGTGCACGGCTTGTCCGACAGCTGCCTCGTCCATTTGTACAGATTTTCCTCCCATTGCAACTGCCAGCTGCATAAGTGCCTCTGATAATTCTTTTAATCCTGGTACATTGATTGTTACTTCTAAACTCATTACTGTTTCCTCTCTTTCATATATGTATGGTTAATTGTTCCATTGACTTTTCCTCTCTTCTATTTATGAGTTATCCGAAAATCTAAATTCCATCAGATCAGCAAGCATCAAGTATTCCTTTGCCTTTTTCGTTTCCCCATGCGTCTCTACTACCTTTTTACGGAATTCTGATAAATTTCCATAAAAACATCCACATCTCACACCAATTTCTCCTGCTTTTGTTTTAAAAAATGTAGTTGTACGATATTCGGAGCCAAAACCATGCACCGTGGCGTAGTCAGCATTACCATACACCCGAGCATCATCGCACACCCGAGCATTACCATACACCCAAGCATTACCGTACACCCGAGCATCATCGCACACCCAAGCATTACCACACACCCGAGCATTACCATACACCCAAGCATTGCCGTACACACTAGCATTACCATACACCCGAGCATCATCGCACACCCGAGCATTACCATACACCCAAGCATTACCGTACACCCGAGCATCATCGCACACCCAAGCATTACCACACACCTCAGCATTACCATACACCCAAGCATTGCCGTACACACTAGCATTACCATACACACTAGCATTACCGTACACCCGAGCATTGCCATACACCTCAGCATTACCATACACCCAAGCATTACCGTACACCCGAGCATTGCCATACACCTCAGCATTACCATACACCCAAGCATTGCCTTCATGATTTAGATTTTCTTCTTTTTCCACGAAACCGCCAAGCTCACCCGCTTTAACGTTTCCAAACTCGATTAATGCTTTAATACGAAATAATTTTGTCCCGAAAATATTAGTGATAAACTCACTTGTTAACTCAAATTTTTTCATTTGACTTTCCCTCCAAAATCCTCTACAATTTAATTGGTTTATTATCCGAGTACCCGAGCTTGCCGGCTCATGTGGGTGCTCTTTTTTAGAATCCCATTGTAGTTAAAAACGTAAGACATCTTCCAACCACCATTCCAAATCCAAATATCGTAGCCACAACTGCTATGATTGCATATACCTTGCAGCATAACTCGGCTTTCAGCTTGTCCTTCTTTTCCTGTCGTATCTTTTTCAGCATTGCTTGATTTCTCTTCTCTAACATCTCATTACTCTCAAGTAATTCATGATAATATGTAATCGCATCCTGAATCTCCTTCATCTGCTCCTCTGTTTTAATTTCTTCCATCTTTCCTTCTCCTTTTCTTTGCTCGATTTTTGTTGCGTTTGTATCTTAGATACTCTTTGTATATCACTGCTTGTCCTCACCTCCTTCAAGTCTCCGGATTGCCTCTTCCCTGCTGATTCCAATATACTTTGCAACATCCGTTATTGTTGATTCACAAAATCTTTTGTTTCCACGCTTTACCACCCTTCCAAAGTGCCAAACATTATTCCGGATATTATATCTTGCTTGATTCACCGTACAACCGATTATCTTTGCGATCGCTGGTGTTCTGATAATTTCACTCACGCTTATCACCTCCTACTCTAAGAAATACTCAATGCTTACTCCGAAGTAATCAGCTACCTTTTTCAACTTATTAACGCTTGGAGATGATTCTCCCCACTTCTTAATTGTTCCATTTCCAAAACCAAGCGTTTTCTCAAGGCAACTGACTGAGATGCTGTTCTTCTCTGCCAGTTTTAAAATCTTTTCAAGTATCATAATTCCCTCCTTTTCTATTCTTATAGACAACTGCATATATATCTGTTACAATGACCTCGTTACACTTAGATAATTTTCTAAAGGTCATTGAAGACCGGAAAGGAGTTTAGTAAGGAGTAACAGTTTAGTATTGATACAGGGAATAATCGTAATGAAAGGGGGCTTGCAAAGGTACGTTTCTTATGATTCGCTATTCACTTTCGTGATTATGGTTTGTGCCATCATTACGTTGGCGAATTATCGCAAGTAACGATAGCCTTTCAACTTTCTTTTTTTATACTCCCTGTATCCTATCCCCGGCAGTTGTTTAACTGTCGGGCCTTCTTTTTTCTTAAAGAACACAATATGTAAGAGTCTCTCCCCGTGATTATCCACGCACGATAGTTACGGGGAATCCTTTTATTCCACAGATTTACTCAGATGGTCGCTCTTGTTGCCATAAGGGCGGCCACTTTATATATGCAGTTGTCTATAAGACTAGAATCTTCTTTTCTGTGTTCTTCTGTTCGAAATATGTAATCTACTTTTTCTACTTATTGCCTTTCCTTTTGCTTTCTCCTATACTTTAGTTACAGGCATCTGCCAATGCCGAGTAATTATGAAAGGAGGCTTTTTGATGAATAATCTTGATACATTATTAAAAAAGGATTTAGAAGATTTTCAATCTTACGTGCAGTCTAACTACAGAGAACTCAGCGACAATCCCGTATCTTCTGGCGACCTCGCAGAATTCGGAAAACAACTATTTTATACTTTAGACGCCTTTAGAGAACACATAGTTGATGCAATTAATAATCTTTAATCCACGCTCCCTTTTAAAGGGGGCATTTCAATTCTCAAAACATCTTCTTCGTATTTTTTAGCTACTTTTTCAAGTACGACCTTCCCAGTATCGCTTCCTCTCCACTTTTCCTGTTTCAAACGTATATATATTTCATTCTTTAATTCAC